AGGCTAAAGAAAACCTACGCGACTCATGGCGTTCTACGTATGCTGGAGCTGATAACGCTGGGCGTACGGCTATTCTCGAAGAGGGCGTACAGTTTAGTAGCATCGGGCTAAGTAATGAGGACGCTCAGTATCTCGAGACTCGACAGTTTCAAGTTGTAGAGATTGCGAGATGGTATGGCGTACCGCCTCACATGATCGCATCACTCGATAATGCTACCTTCTCCAATATCGAGCATCAGGGCATCGAGTTCGTTACGTACTCGCTACGCCCTTGGCTTGTAAGGTGGGAGCAAGAGATAAGGCGCAAGCTGTTCCTAACCGAGAGCTTTTTTAGCGAGTTTCAGGTAGACGGCTTACTTCGAGGAGATACTAAAACAAGGTACGACGGGTATCGTATCGCGCGGGAAACTGGATGGCTCTCTGTTAATGAGATACGCACTCTCGAAAACCTAAACCCAGTAGAGGGGGGCGATGCTTATATCCAACCTCTTAACATGGGAACAGTTGCAGCAGAGGCAGAGGAAGAGGGCGAGATAGATGATGACGAGGCTCGAGATTGGGCTATCCCATTACTCGAGGATGCTTTCTTTAGAGCGAAGCGATTGCAAGAGAATGGCGAACGTCAAGCCAAGAGGCGCAAGGGTGACCACTACGACGAATGGCGTACGGGTTGGGTTCTTAATGAGCTACCGCCTCTGGTCGAGGAGATTATCGCCCCAGCACTGGAAGCAATATACCGAGCCAATACCAATATGACAGAGAGCGAGTGGGATGACCAGATAAGCGTAATCGCAAGGCGTTCGATAGCAACAAGCAAAAGCGTAAACGATTTTACTAAAACAATAGCAGGGGAGATAGGGCAATGAGTGAGCGACGAGATTTAGGGTTTGAGAGTGCAGAGTTTAGGTTTGCTGATGGCGATAAGCGTACGCTCGAGGGATACGCGAGTATGTTTGGAAACTCGTACGATTTAGGTCGGTTCGATGAGGTGGTCGAGGCTGGCGCGTTTGCTCGAGCTTTAACTGAAGAGCAGGACGTTAGGGCGTTGATAGACCATGACCCCGCGAGAATCATCGGACGTAGTAAGAATGGAACGCTCGAAATGCGCGAGGATAAGAAGGGACTATTTACTAGGATCCATCTACCAGATACGCAAGAGGGTAAAGACCTCGCGTATCTAGTAGAGCGCGGGGACTTGGATGCGATGAGCTTCGGCTTCACCGTTAGGGCTGATAGATGGGAGAAAAACGAGGGCAGAAATACGCGGTATATCTCCGACGTTGATTTATTCGACGTTAGCGTCGTAGCATTCCCAGCTAATCCCGATACAGCCGTCGCGTTACGTTCGATGGATGATTCAAACATCGAGGCAGACCATCGACGTAGACGATTCTCTCTTATGCTCTTGGGGCTACGTGCAAATACGTGGCGCAAGTCCTGATTTAGATGCAATAATTCAGCGAGTTAATCGTTGTATATTTATCTGGGGGCTATGCCGTCGTTTACGCCAATGCGACTCGATAGGCCATAGCTACCTAAAAAACTCGATAAGTTTACGCCAATGCGACTCTTACAGGTTTCTATCTATCAATAGACCTATGAGGGTCGCAATTTTATTAAAGGGGGTTTTGCAATGGCAGAACAAACAACTACAGAACTAAAACAGATTAGAGCTAAGGCTATTACCGAGATGCGTGGCATTCTCGATACAGCTGATGCAGAAGGCGCAAGACCATTAAGTGCCGAGGAAACACAGAAGTATGATCGTATCGAGAAAGAGGTTGACGGGTTTACTAAGACTATCGACCGACGCGAACGTCAATCGAAAGCCGAAAAAATGCTCGCAACATCTCCAGCAGAAGCTCGAGTATCAAGTAAAGCATTGTCAAAGGCAGAACGCTTAGACTCAGACGAGTATCGCAACGCATTCGATAAGTACATGAGATTCGGAGCGCACTCGCTAGTAGGCGATGAAGCTCGAGCATTGCAAGAAGGTACAGATTCAGAAGGTGGCTACTTGACGGAAACCGTTTTAGAACGAGTTTTGATAAAAACGCTTCAAGATCAAAATATAATGCGCCAGCTATGTAATGTGATAAGCACTACAAGCGACAGAAATATAGCCGTCGAATCCAGCACTGGATCGGCCACGTGGACGGCCGAGGAAGCCGCTTATACTGAGAGCGACCCAGTTTTTGCACAAATTTCGCTTTCGAGCTACAAAATTTGCACCTTGCTAAAAGTTTCAGAGGAGCTTATGCAAGATAGCGTTTTCGACATGTCTAGCTATATCGGAACAAATTTCGCAAATCGCATTGCAGAGGCCGAGGAAGCCGCTTTTGTGGCTGGTGACGGTTCTGGAAAGCCCACTGGGGCTACCTCTGGGGCTTCAGCAGGCGTAACCGCAGCATCGGCTACAGCAATCACCTCGAATGAAATTCTCGACCTCCTGTACAGTTTGAAAAGGCAGTATCGACGGGGCGCGTCTTTCCTCATGAATGATAGCACTATTAAGGCTGTTCGACAGCTAAAAGACTCCAATGGTCAGTATATGTGGCAACCTGCTCTAAGCGCAGGAGACCCCGACACAATCGGTGGTCGACCAGTGTACGCTAGCTATGATATGCCAGCAGCAACGACAGGGCTTGTATCTGTATTGTTTGGCGATTTTAAAATGGGCTACATGATTGCAGACCGCGGGGCTACTAGCTTCCAACGCTTAAACGAGCTTTATAGCGCGAATGGGCAGGTTGGTTTTAGAGCATACCGTCGAGTCGATGGTAAAGTCGTATTATCTGAAGCTATTAAAAAGCTCACAATGGCGTAAAGCCACTAGGTGAAAACCTACTCGCTACCTCGGGGCTACCGCCTCGGGGTGGTTTTATGAAGATTCTAATGATTGAAAGCGTATGCACTGCTAAGGGCGCATTTAACGTAGACGAGGTATATACGGTGGATAAGGACGTAGCTAAGGAGTGGATTGGACTCGGCTACGCTATAAAAGTCGGAGGCCGAGAGTCTGCATCCAAGGCACCAGCCAAGCGTAAAACTACGCGTAAGAAGGCGAGTAAGCGATGAGTCTAGTACAGACAGCAGCCCCCAGCGTGGAGCCAGTTACAACTACTAACCAGAAGGATTGGATGAGAGTAGACGGATCCGATGAGGATACGCTAATCGGCAACCTTGCAGCAGCTTCTAGGGCATACGTGGAAATGTCTACGAATCGCCAAATGATTACCGCGACGTGGGTCTATAAGTTTGATACGTTCCCTCAGGGAGATATTGTACTCCCCATATCACCGCTTCAAAGTGTTACGAGTATTACTTATGTCGATACTGCTGGGGCTACGCAAACGTGGTCGAGTGCGCTCTATACGGTAGATACTGCGAGTGATGTCGGGCGAGTTAGGCCTATCTACGATGAGGACTATCCCTCGAGTCGAGGGTACGCGCAAGATATCGTAGTTACGTTTGTCGCTGGTTACGGGGACGCTTCTAGCGACGTACCAGATACAGCTCTTACGGCCATTAAGTTACTAGCCTCGAATTGGTTCGAGAATAGAGAATCGAACGCACCGATAGAATTAAAAGAAGTACCGATGGCATTGCAGACCCTTATATGGTCGCTGAAAGATGGCAGCAGCGTATGAGAGCTGGGCGATTACGACATCGCGTAACAGTACAGTCGGTAGGTTCAACGTATGACGATTACGGGGATCTTAGCGATAGCTGGTCTACACTTGCAAGCGTATGGGCGAGTGTATCGCCTATCTCTGGTAGAGAGGAAACGATAGCCAGCGAGTTATCTGGAGTCGTAACGCATTCGATCCTTGTTAGATATCGATCTGGGATTACTGCCCAGAATCGTATCCAGTTTGATAGCAGAGTATTCCAGATAGAGAGCGTACGCAATTGGGAAGAGCGTAACATCTTTCTCGAGATTCTTGCAAAAGAGGTGACAACGTGACCATGACCCTAACAGGTGATAAGGTACTCGAGCGACGGCTAAAGAAGTTACCCGCTAATATTCAGCGCAACCTTGCGAGGAAGTCATTACGGAAGGCTCTATCATTTGTGCGTAAGGATGCGAGAGAACTGGTACCCGTTTGGAGCAAGAATCTAAAGAAAGCGATTAAGACAAAGGTATCTCTTAAGCGTAGCGGTGATATGACGGGCAGGGTATTTATTAAAACGCGGGGCAAGGGTGGCGCGCCATACGCTCACATGGTCGAGTGGGGAAGCGTAAAGAACTCGAGCAGTCGGTTTATGACTAGGGCGTTCGAGAAGAATAGAGAGAAGATTATCGCAGACTTTCGCAAGGAATTAAAGTTAAACATTGAGAAGGCTGGGACACTATGAGCCTCGAGAAAGCAGTACGCTCCATTCTAATAGCAGACGGGACGGTTACAGGTTTGGTATCTTCTCGAGTCTATCCACAGCGTAGACCTCAAGGTACAGCTGTTCCAGCCATCGTATACCAAAACATCTTCGAGGAAACGAACGAGGCACTGGCTACGCAAGGCGGGATAAAGAGAACGCGCCTATCAGTGGAAGTATTCGATAAGACGTATGGCGCAACTAAGACACTGCGTAACGCAGTAGAGAGCGCGCTAATCAATTATACAGGTACAACCGAGGGCGAAACTATCAACAGCCTACGACTCGAGAGCGCGGTAGACCTCGACGAGCTGAACGACCCAGCTAGCGACTTCGGTTATTTTAGAACTATTTTAGATTTCGTAATATGGCACCAATAAGGGGGATAAAATCCAATGGCTATTACAAGTAACGGTACGACGTTTTCGTACAACTCAGTGGCAATAGGAGATGTTCTTAGCATCTCATCACCATCGGTAACGGTGGCAACAATCGATACGACTGGAATCGCTGACGTATTCCGTACGTTCTTGGGCGGTACGATTGATTCTGGCGAGATGTCGCTGGAAATAATGTACGACCCCAACAGTACAGCAGGTACAGCACTAGAGGCAGAATGGGAATCTACAGCTTCAGCAGCTCCAACCGCGAAGGCTTGCGTTATCACCTTCAGCGACTCTTCGACTTATACATTTAACGCGGTACTCTCGGGATTCTCTGCGAGTGTTGCAATCGATGATAAAGTTACTGCTAGCGTTTCATTAAAGGTAAGCGGTAGTATTACAATCGCTGGCTCTTAATGTTAAGCCGAGAAGCGATACTAAAGACGGACGATCTACCTCGAGAGCTGGTACAGGTGCCAGAATG